CTCTTCGGCCGAGACGTACTGCGCGACCGCCGCGTCCTCGAACGCCTTCGTCTGCGCCTTGGCCGCGGCCTGCGCCTCGACGACCGAGCGGTCAAGCGCTCGCTGGTAGGCGCGGAATGCGGTCGGGTTGAAGTTGGCGCCCAGCTCGGCCTTGAACGCCTCACGGTTCTTCGCGCGGTCGGCGGCGCGCGAGAGCGCGTCCTGATAGGCCTGGAACGCCTTCTCGTTGACGACGGCACCAAGCCGTACCTCGATCCCCTTCCTGGCCGTCGCATTGACGGCTTTCATCTGCGCATCGAACTTCGTCAGCTTCGACGACGCGAGCGCCGTATCGGCCGAGATCGCGACTTGCAGGACCGCAGCTGGGGTTGCCATTACTGCTTCTCTTCCTCGCGTCGTCGTGCACGCTCACGCCATGCGAAGAACGTCGGCCAGACGACGCTCAGCTCGTGGGCACTCATTCGATTGCCTAGTTCACCGACCGGCATGTGCAGCTCAAGCGCCAGTTGGCAGAGGAAGATCGGGCTGACCATCCCCGGTGCCATTTGCGTCACCCACCACATCCCCTGTGCCGCCTTGTCCGCCAGATTGAAACATGGCGTTGGCGCGTTCGATCGCCTCCTTGTCGATCCCCGAGATCTCGTCGATCGCGCCGACGACCGTGCGCCACGCGGGCCCGGTCCGCTGCGCGAATGCGAACGCCTCCTCGAGCGAGTGCAGCTTTGGCTCGACAAGCCCGTGCAAAACCTGCAGGGCCTCGAGCTTGGCGGTATTGACGTGCGCGGTCTGCTCACCACGCGGTCCGGTGATCATTTCGAGCGCCTCGCTGGTCGCCTGGTTCGAATAGGCGGCCGGTAGCGAGCGGACGCGGACGGTCAGGCCCAGCGTCGGCAGTTCGAGATCGCGCTCGACGATGTCTGAGGCGCCAAGCAGCGCCTCACGGGTTGCGTACGGCATAGAGATTGCCTCCGATCGCGGTGCCTAAAGCTGACCGCGCGTTGGTGTTGACGGCTGCCCGCAATGCGGGGCCGATGGTCGACTTAGGCCGTTAGCCAGGCGAGCCCGGCGGTCGAGCCGTTGCGGAAGATCGCCTCGGTGACGGCCGCTTCGCCGACCTTGCCGGTGAATCCGGCGTAGTTGTAGAGCCGTGCGGTAATCACCGCCGCCGGGTTCGTCGGCGACCGAGATCCGGACGTCGGGCGCACCTCGACGCTGAACGTGCTGCCGCTCGAGTAGAGCGGCTGCAGAACCGAGTTGATCGCGCCGGCGTTGAAGTCGGCGAAGAACTCGACCGTAATCGTGCAGTCGCGCATCCCCTGTGCGATCTCACGGTAACCCGCCGGACCGAATGAACTGACGTCTATCTCGTCAGCTTTGTCTTCGATGACCGCGCTGCTGGCGTGGTCTGAATAGGCGGTGCCGTTGATCAGGATGTACGCGTCGCGCAGTACGAACTTAGCCATCTGTCACTACCCCTTTGTGTGAGTGGGTGTCACTCCGCCACAGGTGCGGTACGGAGTGTCATGTTTGGGCTGACCGCGAACGGTGCCCAGTTAGGACGGCTCGATCACGAGCCGGTACAGCGAACCGTGGTGTCGATACTCGACGCCCTGCGCCACCTCGGCATATTCGACGTCTGACTCGCGGCGCAGATACAGATGGTTGGCGCCCGAAATCGACAGCGTCGCGTCGTTGAGCAGCTGTTGCACTCGTGACGCGATCGCCTCGGCGTTGTCGCTTGAGTGCTCATCGTCGATGGCCTTGACGAGCCAGACGTCGGTGTCCAGCGCGCCGGGCTCGCCGAACGTGTCGGTCGGAACGCCGGAGCTTCTCGAGAAGATCACGAGCGGAAACTGCGCGTTTTGCGGCGCCTGCTCGTGGTAGATCGCCTTGGCGTAACCGGTCGGCGGCGGCGCGAGCATCCCGACAAGCGTCGTATCGGACGCCAGACGTCCGTATAGCGCACGGCGCACCGCGGTGCTCATGAAGCGGCCTCGTGGAGCGCAGCGCGAACCATGCTGACGATCGTCTCGCGATTGGCCTCGAGCGCCGGGATCAGAAACGGATGCGGCGCCGAGTGAACCGTGCCGTGCTCGACCATGTGGCCGTAGAACGCTTTGCGGTTGCCGGCGACGACCAGCACCTCGCCGGGAACTTCGCCCTCTTCGACGTGGATCGCGTCGCGCAAAGCACCGGTCAGCACCGGACAGCGGTCCTTGGCCCCGGCAGAGACGATGTCGGCGCCCTCGTGGATTGCCGCGTCGACGGCAGGAGCGAGTCGCGAGGCGATCTCAGGCAACCGGCTTTTCAGGGCCACCTGACATCACCATCTTGCCGGTGCCGCCGCATGCAGCACACATGACGTCGTCGGTGCTGAATGAAATCGTGCCGCGCCCCTGGCAGGCGGGACAGACCATCTCAGCGCTTGCGGGTAGTACTGGCGGCGCGGTTGCGCTTGGGCGCGGCTTTGGGCTGCTCGGGTTCATGCTCGACCTCCGGCTCTGGCTCTGGCTCAGGCTCTGCTTCCGGTTCGGGCTCGGGCTCGGCCTCGGGCTCCGGCTCGGTCTCGGGTTCGGGCTCCGGCTCGGATTCACCGATCACGATCAGCGCGCCCGCGCCCAGCAATATCCGCTCGATATCCGGGTCGAGGTCGGCGTCGAACTGGTCGCCGATGCGCCGGTCGGTGAGCGCCGAGAACGGCGCGCCGAGCGGAATGCCTGTCACTTCGTAGCGTTTCATCGCTTCCTCTCGTAGACGGCTGCCGGATCGTCGCCGACGCGCTCCGTGACACCGACGCGCTCGAAGCCAGCGTCGGCCAGAAACGCGTCCAGCTGCTCGAGGGTTGCGGCGCCGGGATACGTGTTCAGGTCGTGGATCTCACACTCGACGCGGTGCAAGTCCTCGAGCGTTCGCACCGCGCCCTTGAGCACCTCCAGCTCGAAGCCCTGCGTGTCGATCCGCATCTCGTCGTAGCTGCCCTCGACCTCGTAGCGCGCGAGCGTTTCGTCGACCGTCGTCATGCGAACGCGTTCTTCGCCGCGACGTTCGAATCCGTCGATCAGCGCCGCCGGTTCGATCAGCGACGACGAATGGTCGGGCCAGACGCGGTAGATCGTCATCTCGTCCTCAATCGCGCCGGCGGCCGCGTTGACGAGAATCGTGGGTTGTCCGCGCAGGTTCTCCATCAGCGCCCGGAACGGCCGGCTCTGTGGCTCGAAGAGCATCAGCCGTCGCGAGTCGCCGATGTACTCGCGGCCGTCCCACGCGCCGACGTGGATCAGGCCTGCCATGCCTTGCGCCGTTGCTCGAACAGCACGCGATCGTGCGCGTCCGAGGCGATCGCCTTCTGATAGGTCGAGTCGACCGGCGCCTTGCCGAGCGTCCAATGTCGATGCTCGATCAGCGCGCCCGGCGCGTCAGCCCAGACACCGCGAGCCTTGGCGACCTCGGCAAACTCGGTGTCACACCACTGGCTCTGATAATCCGGGTGATACAGGTCGCCGCCGTCGAGGTAACGCCGGTCGACGAGGAAGAAGCAGTCGGTACGACCATTGCCCTGATCGACCCCGACGACACGCACCGGATCGCGCATCGCCTCGACGGCTGCGACGTCCCAGCCGGCATGGAAGACGACGTCGTCGTTGGCGACCAGAAACAACGGCTCGTCGCTCTTGCGCACTCCGACGTTCGACGCAGCCGTATACGAGCCCCAGTCGCCAACGACAAGCTCGTGCTCGGCGTGCTGGTCCTCGAGCACCAGCCGGGTCATGACGTCGGAGTGCTCGACGACGAAGTAGACGTGGTGCTCAAGCTCGGTCGCCGCCTCGATCGACTCCAGCAGGCCGGGAAGCAAGTGTGCTCGGTCGACGGTCGGGATGATGATCGCTATTGCTTGCGCCATACGCAGTGACCGATCGGTTCGAGACCGGTGTCGCTGTCGAGCGTGCGTGGTGCGAAGAACATCGCGCCGGGCGCCATCTGCTCGGCGATCAGCCGGTTGATATGCGCCTGGTGCTCGCGGCTGGCGGCACAGCCGTAGCAGTAGATCAGGTCGAACTCGCCGTAACCGTCGTAGGTCTCGGCGCTGGCAAAGACGGCCTTGACGTGCGGAAACAGTCGGCGCGACGCGTTGAGGTAGTGCTCGTGGCGCTCGATCCCGTGCGCGGCGAATCCCATCTCATGCGCCAATGCCGCCTTGGAGCCGATCCCCGAGCCGACGTCGAGAAACGACGGACGCTCGTATGGACGTTCGCGTGCGATCACCTCGCGCGCAAGAAGCAGCCCATCGAAGAACAGCTCGAGCCGAAGCGCGATCCAGCCGAACCACTCTGGATCCTTGACGGTCGGGCCCAGGTGTGGCGCCTCGAGATGGTCGACGAGCGTCTGCACGGCCGCCAGCGCCTCGGGATGAGTGACCGCCGGGCGGCCGTGGCGTTCGATCACGATCTCAGCCATTGAGCAGCAGCTCCCAGAAGTCACTCGCGGCCGTGCGGATCGCATCGATGCCATCCTGCTCGATCCACCATTTCGCGCCGACGAGATCGTTGGTGACGATCTCACAGCCGGCTGCCCACGCCTCGATCACGAGACGGCCGAACGGTTCGATCACGGTCGGCAGAAACACGAACGTCCGGTAGTGCGCAAGCAGCTGCGGCATCTGCTCGTACGGCACCGGCAGCGCGCCGACGGGCGCCAGCGGACCGGGACCGTAGAACTCGACGCCGCCGTGTTCGATCCCCCACTCGGCCGCGAGCGCCGCGCCCTTGCCGAGATTGCGCCAGGACGCGACGCAAACTGCGCCGCGGCGGTCACCGTTGCTGTCCTGCGCGGCTGCCTCGAAACGGTCGAGGTCGACCGGCGGTGGGATCACGCTGGCGCCGAGCAGTCCCATGTACTCGGCCTGCAGCAACGAGCAGCAGACTGGCCTCGCCTGCCCGAGCAGGATCCGCACGTCGTTTGACAGCCACGGGCCGACGTCATTCCAGTACTTGACCGGCGATCGATCGCCCGCGACGGTCACTGCCAGGTCGGCGGTGCTGTAGTCGATGCAGTTGTGGATCGCGTAGACATCGAGACCCTCGACAACTGCGCCGGGCTTGCAGTCGATCACCTCGACATCGTCGGGCGCCGCGAGCCGAAACTCCGCCTGCGTCAGCTCGGCGCCGCCGACCACGTCGGCCTGATCGGCGAGCCAGCCGACCCTCATGCCGCGACCTTGGTCAGCCGGGACGGGATCGTGACCGGCCTGCGCGCCTCGAAACGCTGCTCGATCCTGCGCATCGCCGGCAGCATGAACTCGGTCGTGACACGTCGGACGTCGTACTGCAGCGCGTGCGCCCGCGCCTGCTGCGAGAGCTTCGCGCGCTGGATCGCGGTCGCCTGATAGCAGTCCTCGAGCGCTGCGTGGATGTCATCGATGTCGGGCACGAACTGCCAGCTGTTCAACCCGGTCCAATACGGATGGTGTGAGACGCGCCAGCCGGCGCCGCACACCTCCTTCATCGCGGTCGCGTCGGTGACGATCACCGGGATGCCGCACGCCTGCGCCTCGACGATCGGAATCCCGAAGCCTTCGCCGAGTGACGGGTTCAACAGCACGTCGAACGCCTGGTAGATCTGCGCCATCTGCTCGGGGCCGTACGGCCGGTAGTTGATCGCATACGCATCGGCTGCCTTGACGTGGTCGACGGGGATGTCGAGCATCCGCATCAGCCCAGCGATGTTCTCGCCGGCACCGAGCATCGGGTTCAGCTCACTGTGCAAATACAGGTAGACGTTCTCGTGCTCGGCCAGCAGTCGCGCGAAGGCCTCGAGCGACTGCGCGAACGCCTTGCGCGACGGCCGGCCCTTGTTGGCGGCGACCATCCCGACCACGAACGCACCCGGCGGAAACGCACCGGCGCGCGCAGCCTCGCGATCGCCGGGCTTGTAGATCTCACAGTCGACGCCGTGCGGCACGTATTCGGGGTCAAGCCGGCCGAGCAGCCGTTCGCCGAAGCGTGACATTGCGATCGGGACCGCGTTCGCCTGTAGGAAGAAGTCGACGATCTTCTGCGGCGCGGGCTCGTGGTCGATCGGCGTCCAGCACGCGACGTTGAAATCGGCTGCCTTCGCGGGATTGAGCACCCAAACATCCATCAGTGTGACGATCAGGCCACCGCGCGAATCACCACCAAAGAACCGTTGCGCATGCTCGGGCAACGTCAGCTCGAAATCGTCGCCGATGCCGGGAAGGACGGGAATGCCGTCCCATTTGATCGGCGCGCCCTGCAGGCCGTAGAAGGCGCTGATCGCGAGGTCGTAGCGCTCGGCGAGGATCGGGCAGAACAGCGCCGTCTGCTGACCGTAGCCGGTCGGCGCCCACGGCGCGTTCGAATGCCAGAGCAGTTTCATTGGGCCTGGAAGACCTCAAACACGGTCGTCAGCGCGCTCGTGCGCTCGAGCACGGCGGTCACCTCGAACGTGCCACGCGCCGGGATCACGACGCGGTCGACGAGCGCGACCTGGGTACCGAGGACGGCCTCGATGTAGTGCGTCGAGCGCTCGGAGATCGCACCGCCGATCACACGTGACATCGCGCGCGAGCTGACGGGGTAGATGCGGCAGTTCGCGGTCCCGGACGTCTGCCAGATCTGGCTCGCGCCGCCGCCACCATCGTCGACGCTGATCGGTGTCTGGATCATCGCGGTCTCGGTCAGCGCGAGGAACTGCAACCCGCGAGGCGGGTTTGCTGGCCGGCCGCGAATGAAGGTTGAAATTGGCATCAGTAGGACCGACGAAACACCCAGCCGTCGAGGACGTTCTTCTCGCCGGCCGTGATCTCACCGGCGCGGCCACCATACGAGATCGACACGTCACCGACGGTCTCGGATTCCGCCACACCCTGGACGACGATCCGGGTCGCGATCGACAGTGCGACCATCCGCACCGAGCGCGGCAGATCGTCGGGCAGGAAGCCGTGCTCGTAGGTGACAGTGATGTTCTGGCGCCCACGCGGCCAGAACGGTCGCGTGCCGACGCCGCCTGCGCCCGCGGTCCCGCGCAGTAGCCGGTTGGCCTCGCCGAGCATGTAGTCGGTGATCGTGCCCTGGTTGGCGATCACCACCGTCCCGCAGTTCGCGGCCGGTTGTTGAGGAAGCACCAGCGCGTCGGTGTCGGTGCCGTCGAGCGAGACGGTCGTCGTGCCGTAGTTGAAGTCCTGCATCGTGTAGTCGCGCACGAGGTCGCAGGCAGCGTCGATCGCGATCAGCGCGCCAGGATCGGTGGTGACGTCGATCCCGAGCAGGTTCGAAAGGTCTTCGGTGTTGATGAATGGATCGGGCATCGTTGAGATCCCCGAGGGGCTCGCGCCTCACGCCGAGAGCCACGCGAGCCCCTTCGAGGCTTGTCGCGTTAGCTCAGACGCACCTCACAGAAACCGCCGGGCCGGTAGACGGCCAGCCCGACACGGCGCTCGGCGCGAATCGCGACGAGGTTCAACGCGAAGTAGTTCTGGTGTGCGTTGGTCGCCTCGACCGACAGACCCCCACGCGACCAGACCTGCGCGCACACCGACGTACCGACCAGCGCCGTCCCTGGACCGCCGATCTGCGCGGTGATGTAGACCCGCTTGTTCCAGAGCGTGTCCTGTGGACCGGAGATCTGAGCAGACATCCCGAGCGGTCCCTGCGGACCGCCGTACGGACCAAGGAACGGGCCGCCGCCGAAGTACTGGCCGGCGGTGTCCTTGAGCAACCGCACCGTCTGCCAATCGGTCGGGTGCAGGATGATCCATTCCGGTTCGACGAACGCCGAACCTCGGACGCCGTTCATCGCACGGAACAACTGCTCGGCATAGTTGCCGCCCGCGGTGCCCGCGGCATAAATCGGGACGCCACGTCCCGAGAAGATGCCGTTGACCTCATTGTTCGCGGTCAGCCCGCGGAACAGCTCGCGCTCGACCTCGATCTGCACGAACAGCTG